CTTGGGGGTATATTTGCGAATTCGTAGGACGGTTGCCGGGGGTTGATTTAAACAAGGCAGACCTGTGCGCAACACTCGCCAACGGTACAACCCTTCGCCTGTGCTCCGGCGAGTCATACGAGCGTCTTCGGGGAATCTATCTCGACGGGGTTGTAGTTGACGAGTACGCCGATATTGACCCCAGCGCGTGGCACGCAGTGCTGCGGCCGTGCCTGACGGATTACAGAGGGTGGGCAACATTTATTGGCACCCCGAAAGGGCGTAACCAGTTCTGGCGACTCTGGCAGGCGGCCACGCAACAACAGACAGACTGGTTCACCCTTATACTGCGTGCAAGTGTCTCTGGTCTCATCCCGGCAGAGGAGTTGTCGGCCATCCGAAACTCCACCCCGGATCACATATTTCAACAGGAGTACGAGTGCAGTTTCGCCGTCGGCAGGCCGGGGGCAATTTATGCCCAAGCGATTGAGGCTGCCCGGGCGGATGGCCGGGTGACAGAGACGGTGGAATGGCACGCGGAATCACCGGTCTGGACGAGCTGGGACGTCGGGGCTGCCCGGAACCAGAAAGTCTGGATATGGCAGGTGCTCGGCGACAGAATCAACTACCTCGAAAGCCTCACTGGCGGCGACGATTGCAAAACCCCGGCCGACTGGGCGGGGCGGCTGATGGGCAAACGCTACCGGTACGGTGGGCATTTTATTCCTCACGACGCAGCGGCCGAAGTGGGCGGCCTCTGGCAGGAGGCGCTCGCCACGGGCGGCCTCGCCAACGTGGTTCCGGTGCCCCGGCAACACTCCGTTTGGGACGGGATCCACCTCGGGCTCGATGCGTTCCCTCGGATCCGGTTCAACCCGGCAGGATGTGCCGAGGGGCTTGATGCCCTCGATGCCTACCACGCGCGTGAGGAGCGGGACGGGGTGACCATCCGGGATGTCCCGGTTCACGACTGGGCATCCCACTACTCTGATGCGTTTGCGTTGAGCCATCAGGCGATCCGGGCCGGACTGGTGGTGGACCGCTCGGCGATCCGGCATCGGGTGGCACCGGTGCGGGTGGTGGCCGGGTTCCGGGGTGATTTCGGATCCAACAAACCGAGGGTTTTGCGATGACTCCGGTTTGGATGGCGGCGGCGGTATACGAGGCGGAGCCGTGCGCCCGCTCGTTTCGCGAGGATCTGGAGGCGCACCTTCAAAACGGGTACGTTATTAGCACTCCGACGGCGTTTGTCATGGGGCGCCCGGTCGACAGCGGGGCTGATCCGGCGCAGATCGTGGATCCGTGGCATGCTTTCGAGCCGACCCAGTGCGACGCCTGGCTGGTTTACCTCGCAGCCGGACGCATCGCGGACGTTTTACTCCAAGAGCCTTTCCCGTTGACATTCTACCTATGGGAGCGCAAGAACGTCCTGCGGCGTTTTCACGCCAAAACCGTAAAAAGGCTATGCTCTCAATTCTCGCTTTCTCGGCCATCGTTCTGTGGGCGGCATACCGCTCCCCTGAATTTGCACCTGCCGGACTGAGCCCAAGGCTGAATCGGCGCCGGTCTCGGCAGTCGTTCGGGACTTGGCACAAGGGCGGCGGCGCCCCGCGGCCTCCGTCGGATTCCGACACTAAAAAGCAGGTGGCCGAGATCCAGAAACCGCTTCCGGCCGTGCAGATGCCCAAACCTCTTCCTCCCCCGCCCCCGCCTACCCAGAACATGGACAGCGTGCAGCAGGCCACCGAGGACGCACGCCGGCGGAACGCCCGGGGGCGTGGTGTCGCACAAACGCTGCTTGCCGGTGAGACTGGAGGCTATCGTCCGATGGCACAGGCTGAAAATGGCGGGAAACGCACTCTTCTGGGTTGAGGATGGACCCACGCCCGGCACTCTCGAAAACTGAGATTTCGCGCAGCGTCATGCGGCGGCATGAGGCGATGCGCGCCCAGCGGGCGACGTGGGACACGCTTTGGCAGGACATCGCAAACTATGTGATGCCCCGGAAGGCGCAGATTACAAATCTGACGCTCCAACCTAGCACTGAGAAACAGGACGTCCTTTTTGACACCACGGCCATCCGGGCAAACATGGTGTTGGCAAACGGTCAACTCGCGTGGATGACACCGCACGAAAGCCGGTGGTTCTCGTTCGAGCCGCCCCCGGAACTCGACGATAACGACGAGGCCAAGAACTGGTTCAAGCGTTGCACGGAAATCGCGCAGGCGGCTCTGAGCCGGTCGAATTTCTATACGGAAATCCACGAGCTTTATCTGGACCGGGGCGCGTTTGGCACGGCGTGCATGTTCCTTGAGGAAGGAAAACGCCAGCCGCTCTTGTTTGACACTTGGAATGTCGGGCTCTACAGCATCGCTGAAGACGAGGAAGGCACCGTGGATACGGTGTGCCGGGAATTTGAACTGACCACCATTCAGGCGGAGGAAAAGTTTGGGGAAGAGAATCTCAGCCCGAAGCTTCGCAAGCTTTACGCCAGCACGGACGTAAACAACCACCTGCAAAAGCACTGGTTCATTCACTGCGTCTACCCACGCGAAGAGCGCGACCCGCAGAAGGTTGACGGCGAAAACATGCCGTTCGCCAGCGTTTACATCGAAAAAGAAACGCGGCACGTCTGCCGGGTCGGCGGGTATCGGGAGCTTCCATTCTTCGCAACCAGGTATCTCAAATGGGGCAGCAGCCCTTACGGTTGGAGTCCATCGTGGGTTGCCCTACCGGAAGCCCGGCAGCTGAACTTTCTCGAGCGCCAGATGGACGCCCTTGCCGAACTCGCGGCATTCCCTCGGGTGTTGGTTCCGTCCGGGATGGATGGGGAGATTGACCTCCGCGCAGCCGGCGTCACCTATTACAACCCAGCCAACCCCAGCGCAATCCCCCGGGAATGGGGCACCTCTGGCCGGTACGATGTCGGACAGATCCGGGGCGATGTCCGGCGGAAAGCCATCGAGGAGGCGTTCCACGTCGATCTGTTCCAGATGTTCAGTCGGTTGGATAAACAAATGACGGCTCGGGAAGTCGGTGAGAGGAGCGGGGAGAAACTGACGCAGTTCAGCCCGACGTTCACCCGCATGACCACGGAGTTGTTTAACCCGTTGCTTGAACGGGTGTTCAGCATCCTGATTCGGGGGGGGCATTTCCCGCAGCCGCCTCAGTCTCTTCTGGTTCAGGATCCGGCCAGCGGTCAGGTGTTTCTGCCGCCTCCACGGATGACGTTCAACAGCCGCATCGCGCTGGCGATCCGGGCACTGGAAACCAACTCGTTTGCCCGCCATATGGATTTCCTCGGCAGTGTCGCCCAGATGAGGCCCGAGGTTCTCGACAACTATGACATGGACAGGATCGCCCGCGACCTCGCGAGGAACGAGGGGTTGAACGCGGATTGGATGCTGGAACAGAAGGCAGTCGATGAAACCCGGGCACGCCGGGCGGCAGCGGCTGCGCAGCAAGCCCAGATGGAACAGGCGGCTGAGATGGCGAAGGCTGCGGCGGCAGTGGGCAAGGTGCCGGCTGATTCTCCGATCATGGGCGCCATGGGCGGCCTCGGGCTATGACAGACACCGCAGACGCACGGGCACGGGCGGCCCAGAAACTGATCAACGCCTACCATCGCACGTTCGGATCCGAGGATGGCGCCGCAGTTCTCGCGGACCTCAAAGCCTCGTTCGGGTTCGACTTCCCAGCTTTCTTCGCCCTCGAACGGGGCGGCCACTCAGAGTTTGACCCGATCCACGCAGCGATCCGGGACGGGCAGAGGCAAGTTATTCTTCACGTTCAGGCCAAACTGGCGGCGCCCCCAGCCGGGGAGAACGACGCCAAGGCAAAACGGCCACGCGTGAAGAAGTGAAAGGAAAATCAAAATGAGTGACACTCTGTTGCAACAGACCACACCAGACGCAGGACAGGCAGCGGGCGGGCAGGCCGCGCAGGCACAGCAAACGCAGGGCGGGTTCATCGGGGCCGATGGCGGTTTCGCCGAGGGCTGGCTTGATAAACTCCCGGGGGAACTGGATCCGTACAAGCCGACGTTGGCCAAGTACAAAGACTTCAGCTCACTCGCCAAAAGCCACGGTGAACTCCAACAGCTTCTCGGAAAGAAGTCTTCGGCAGTGAACGTGCCAGGAGAGAAGAGCACCCCCGAGGAGATTGCGGCATTCCGCAAAGCCCTGGGCGTCCCAGAGAAACCGGAGGAGTATGGATTCAAGCCGGAAAAACTGCCGGAGGGCGTTGCGTGGGACGATAATTCTGCAAAGCAGTTTGCGGCCATCGCCCACAAACACCACATCCCAGCGGCCGCCATGAAGGAACTGGCGGCGCACCAGATCGCCATGGAAGAGGCCCGGTCTCAAGAAGCATTTCGGCAGATGGAAACCGAGCTTCTGAACGGGAAGCAGCAGTTGCAGACCGCCTGGGGCCAGAATTTTGAGAAGAACTTGCACACCGCGTCCCGCGTTGCCAAGAGCATCGGGCTAGACCCTGAGTCCCCCGGGCTTCGGGATCCAGCCGTGGTTCAGGCGCTGTTCAAGGTCTCGCAGATCACCAGCGAGGATAAGTTGGTATCGCCCGCCGACGGGGCAACCAACATGCCCGGCAAGCTGCGGGCGCAGGACGTAATGACGAACAAGCAGAATCCGCTTTACGAACGGTATCAGAACGGCGATTCTGAAATCGTTCAGCTGGTCCGTGACATGTTGCGGAACGGCTGATTTCGAGAGGACATCGCATTCATAGGGGGGCGCTGGGTGTGCTGGCATTTCACACTCAGCGCCTTCCTCTTTTACGGGGCTTGACTTTTCAGTCACTCCGGTTCTACAAGTCGTTTCAAGGAAGAGACCTCTTGTGAGCCTTCCGCTTTCAATACCCGCGACGTTCGACCCTGATTCTTCGGGACACTCGCTGACACGCTGGGGACCGCAACCATTGCAACCCACAAAACTACCATGTCAGCTATTCAACAAATTCCCGAACATTATGTGACCGAGTTCTCTACAAACTGGATGCACCTTGTGCAACAGAAGCAGAGCCGGTTGAAAGAGTACGTCACCCTTGACACCGTCAACGGGAAGGAAAAGACCTACAACCAGATTAACGAAATCGCCATGCGCGAAATCACGTCCCGCGCAGGTCAGACGACCGAGCAGGATTTGCCGCTGGCAAAGCGGTGGATCCGGGAAAAGGGTTACGACAGCGTCAACATTTTCGACGAGTTCGACGAGCGGCTTTTGGGCACCATCGTGTTGCCCTCCAGCCAGACCGTTCAGGCTCACGCGGCCGCCTACAAGCGGACTTGCGATCAGGTCATCATTGATGCCTTGGGTGGTTCCGCAATCAGCGGCGCCGATGGCACCACGTTGACCGCACTCCCGGCATCCCAGAAGGTTGCCATCGGCGGCACCGGTTTGACCCTCGGCAAGATCATCGCTGCCAAGTCACTGTTCGGCAAAAACGACGTGGACGAGGAAGAAGAACTGATCATGGTCTACACCCAGGCACAGCTTGATGACCTGCTGAACAACGTGAACGAAGTGAAATCTTCGGATTTCAACAACGTCCGCGCCTTGGTCGATGGCACCATTACCAAGTTCATGGGCTTCACCTGGGTGCGTTCGCAGCGGTTGCCGAAAGCGTCCACAACCCGCCGGATTTTTGCCTACGCGAAGAGCGGCGTGGTTCTGAGCGACGCAGGGCACAAGGTCATGATGGACATCCGCCCGGACCGCAACCATGCGTTGCAGGTTCGTAGCGTGGCCCGCCTCGGATCTGTTCGGCTTGAGGAAAAGAAGGTTGTCGAAATCTCCTGCCTTGAGTCCTAAGCGGATCCGGTCAACCTCAACCATTAGAAAACACATATCATGCCTCAGTTTAACGCAGACACGTTCAACACTCAGAACACTGCCGAGCTTCGCGCACGGCTCAAGAACTCGGTTGCATTTGGGGACATCAAAGTCCTCCGGGCGACCTACACCGCCACCGGCACCGAAGTGGCCGCAGACACGTTTGCAATCTGCAAGCTGCCTGTTGGCGCCGTGGTGGTCCCGCACGATTGCCGTTATGCTTACGGAGCGATGGGAGGAACTGGCACGGCGCTGGCATCCCTCGGGGATGCTGGATCCGCAAACCGGTATTCCTCCACGTCGGTGGCAGTGACCTCGGCCGGGACCGCGGCGGTCACGCCCACCAACGCCATCGCATTGACGCCATACGAAATCGAAGCCGGGAACGAAACCATCCTCGCCACGCTGGCGTTGACGTCCGGCACGATGACCGCCGGCCAGAAGATCACCTTCTGGATTGCGTACATCATGCCCTAATCGGCGCGACTGATTCAGGGCGGCCCGTCTGACTGAAAACCGGGCGGGCCGCCCTTCTTTTTGCAGAGTTTTCAAACGCTTCAACCCATGGCAACCGACTCAATCACCATTGGAAATCTGGCCCTTGCAAAAATCGGTTCCATTCGGGTGGCGTCATTCGAAGACGCATCCCAGCCGGCACGATACCTTAAGCTTTTCTTTGAGCAAACCCGGGACGAAGTGCTCCGGGCGCACGATTGGAATTTCGCATCCAAGCGGGCCACACTGGCGGCTCTGGCCACCGCCCCGGAGTTCGGGTGGGGATACCAGTACCAACTGCCCATTGACTGCCTCATGGTTCGGCAGTTGAACGCGTGGGAGTCTCACGAACAGCGCGGCCTTTTTGAGATTGAGGGGAAGGTGCTTCTGACTGATTCGGACTCCGCGCAGATCCGTTACACGTCGCAGGTTCTGGACTCCTCCCAGTTCGATCCCATTTTCGTGGAGGCTCTGGCAACCCGGTTGGCATCCAAGATTTGCCAGCCTTTGACGGGGAGCCGTCAGCAGGGGCTGGAATACCTGAGCGACTTCAACGCCCAGATCGGGCAGCTTGCGATGCAGAAGGACGCCGCAGAGGCCCGGGGGAAGCGGAAGCTGCCTTGGGCGGAGTCGGATCTTGTCCGCCGGCGGTTCATCTCTGACATCGTATGATTTCCCAACTCACTTCCTCATTCAACGCCGGGGAACTGAGCGCACGGCTTGAATCCCGTCCAGACCTCGACAAGTACGGATCCGGGTGCAGGACGCTTGAGAATTTCACGCTCATGCCTTACGGCGGGGTAAACCGCCGCCCGGGATCCGTGTTTATCGCTGCGGCCAAGCATGCGAACAAGAAGTGCCGACTGGTCAGCTTCAACTTCAGCACCACCACCAACTTCGTGTTGGAGTTCGGTGATCAGTACGTTCGGTTCTACTCAAACGGCGTACAGGTGCAGGTAGCTGGGCTGCCCTATGAGGTAGCCAGCCCTTACCTTGAGGCAGAGCTTTTTGATATCCAGTGGGTGCAGATTAACGATGTCATGTACATCGTTCACCCGCTTCACCCGGTTCACAAGTTGAGCCGGTTGTCTGACACCAACTGGACGCTGGCCGAGGTGCAATGGACGTTCCCGGCGGCTCTGCCGCAGAACATTTCAGCCACCACGATCACGCCGAGCGGAACCACCGGGACGGTCACACTGACCGCCAGCGCCGCCACGTTCACGGCTGAAAACGTCGGTGGTTATTACGTCATTGTTCACAAGCGCAGCTCGACTTCGGAAATCAAAACATTTGCCACAAATGGCAGCAGCGCCCCGATTCGCGTCATCGGCAACTGGGCGTTTAACACTTATAAAACATGGACAGCAACGGTCGCCGTTGAAAGGCAGCAGCTTGGGTCGGCGGTGTGGGAGCCAATTCGGTCTTATGCTGGCAACTCTGACAGAAACATTTCAACAACCGGATACGAAACCCAAGAGTGCAACTTGCGTGTAACGGTTAGTAACAGAACAGTTGGAACCACCGCTGACGTTGCATACATTGAAGCCACTGACCCTTCCGTTTACGGGGTTGTAAAAATCACCGGGTTCACAAGCTCCACGGTGGTCACTGGAACTGTGGTCAAAGATTTGTTTTCGGCCACCGCGACAACCTTTTGGGCGGAAGGAGCGTGGTCAGATCGCCGGGGGCACCCTAGGACGGTGGTGATGCACGAACAGCGGCTTGTGTTTGGCGGAACGGCGAACAACGCGCAGACGATTTGGGGAAGCGCCATCAACGACTTTGAGAATTTCCGACTCGGGGTGAATGACGACGAGTCTTTTGAGTTCGGTATCGCCAGCATCGAGACGAATCCAATCAACTGGATGATTTCCCAGCAGGCACTTTTCGTCGGCACTTCGGGATACGAGTATGTGGTCCAAGGAAGCAACGAGTCGCCGCTGACGCCCTCCAATGTCAACGTGCGGCCCCAGTCGCATTTCGGCAGCAAGTATGAGTCAGCCGTGCTGGCAAATGAGGTGACGCTTTTCGTGCAACGACAGGGGCGCAAGATTCGGGAGTTCGTCTACCAGTTTGAAAGCGACCGCTACGTTTCGCCGGACCTGACGCTTCTGGCCGACCACGTCACAGAAGGCACCATCATTCAGACGGCATTCCAACAACAGCCGGATGCAATCGTTTGGGTGGTGACAGGGAACGGCACTCTGGCCGGCATGACCTACGAACGCACCCAGAACGTGGTGGGGTGGCACCGGCACACTACGCAGGGCACTTATGAATCCGTCGCGTGCATCTACGGCCCCGCCGGGGATGAGGTTTGGGTGGCCGTGAATCGAACCGTGAACGGATCCACCGTACGATACGTTGAGCGGTTCGACCCTGGCTATCGGGAAGACCTTGAGTCCGAGGTGAAGACCGAGTGGGTTTACCTCGATTCCGCCATCCGGTTTTCTGGCGCTCCGGCCACCACGTTTGTCATTCCACACCTGACCGGGAAGACGGTGGACGTTCTGGCCGACGGTTCGCCGGTGCAGGGAAAGGTGCTGGCAGGAACCACGCTGACGCTGGACATCGCCGCTTCTGACGTGGTGGTGGGGTTGCCCTACACATCCGAGATCCGGACGATGCCGCTCGACCCGGGCAACCTTCAGGATGGATCCGCTCAGGGGCGCCAATTCAAGGTGCACCGGCTCACGCTGCGGATTTACAAGAGCCTGGGGGGCGAGGTGGAAGTTGAACCCGGGGTGTGGGACGTTATGGATTTCCGTTCAACCTCAGACCTGATGGACGAAAGCCCACCGCCGTTCACGGGGGACAAGCAGTTGATGCTGTCCCGGCCCTACGAAACCAAAGGCACCATTGCCATCCGGCAGCGGCAGCCCATGCCCTTTACATTGCTGGCGGTTGTGTCGAAGTTCGATGTGTATGGAGACTGACGCAAAACCGACACCGGCCGGGCGTGCGATTCTGTCTGTGCGGATGGTGGACATCGAAACCGATTACCCGGTGGTTTCTGAGTGGTGGAAGGCGCATGGGTGGCCGCACCCTCTTCCAATGCAAATGGTTCCAAAGCTCGGGATCATGGTTGAACGGAATGGGGAGCCTTGCCTTGCCGGGTGGGTCTACATGGACAACTCATGCGGGGTTTGCATGCTTGAGTTCGTTGTGGGCAACCCAGCGACGCCTCCGCGCGACGTATTCCGCGCGATTGAGCATCTCACCGCAGCGGCTCGGTTGTGTGCTTCTCAAAATGGATACCACACAATGTTGACCTACTGCAAAACGATGTCACTGGCGAAAGCGTTTCAGAAAAATGGTTTTCAGCTTACTGACGACGGAATGAAGCATTTGATAATCAAGGTTTAACTTATGGCAGTTGGAACAGTCGCCGCAATCGTCACAGCTATCGCCGCAGTCACAACGGCGAGCGTCACCGCTTACGGACAACAGCAGCAGGCAGAAAATGCCCGCAAAATCGCTGAATACAACGCCGCCATTCAGCGCCAACAGGCTGAAATCAATGCCGCGCTTGCGAACCGTCAGAATGAAATCAACCAGCGGGCACTTGAGCTTCAGGGGCAACAGGCTGAGGTCATTAAGCAGCAGGCAGGGCAAATTGAGCAGACTGCAAACGAACAGCAGAAACGAGCCAGGCTTGAACAGCAACGCATGCTTGCCGCCCAGAGGGCAGCCTATGCAAAGGCTGGGGTGATGACCGAGGGAAGCCCGATTGCAGTTCTGGCCGAAACGGCTGGGATCTTTGAGCTTCAAAATCAAGATATTGCATACGAAGCAGACCTTAGAAGCCGGGCACTTCAACGCGAAGCGGAGCTGACAAAGTTCGGGCTCCAGTCGGATCAGTATGTTCTGGACCTCCAAAGCAAGGCAGCAGAGGCCGCCCGGAAAATCGGAATTGACGAATCAAAGCTGACGCAGTTGCAGGGCCGGGCAGCCGCTGAGGGGTACAAGACGCAAAGCTACGCGACTTTGATTTCTGGCGTTGCGCAGGCTGGAAGCACTGCCACTTCATACTACGGAAGGCCCTCAACACGTTAACCCATGCCACGCATACCACTAGCAGACATTCCGAACGCACCGGCACCGGTGCAGCAAGGCCCCGGGAATATCGGCTCGCTTGGTCAGGTGAACCTTGCCGGGATTGGCCGCCAGTACCAGCGCAGCCTGTTGCAGCAGGGAAGTTTTGACGGCCCGGCCAAGGGCTTGCAGGCGCTTGGGCAGGCCGGTGGTGAAATCGCAAAGATGCTCGGTAAAATTTCCGAGGCGAAGATGGAGGCCGAAGCTGATACGGCCGCAATCGAGGCGGGCAACAGGATGCAGGTTGAGTTTGCGGACTACACTTCAAAGCTGACCCCTAGCACTCCCACTGACGAGTTCGTGAGCGGCTGGCAGTCCCGGTTCTCTCAGGTGAAGCAGGAGTTACTGGGCGATCAGAAACTTTCACCGATGGCCCGGCAGAAGATTGAGCGCAGCGCATTGAAGCTGGAAGGTGAGTCCATCGCCAACCTGACCACGGCTGCAAACCGGGAAGTCTTCAAGCGTTCGCTGAACGCACATGAGCAGATCCTTGAGCAGAAAAAATCTCGCGGGGATTGGCCCGGGGCCGGGGAGGTAGTTGCGGAAATGGAACGGAAAAAGCTCATCTCTACAGACACAGCGAACTCAATGGCTGAGGGGCTTGCGTCTCAGGCCGAGTTCAAAACTGCAAAAGATGCCATTGATCGGGATCCGCTCACGGCGCTTCCTTCACTTGAAGATCCAAAGCAATTCACAAGATTGACGGTCAGAAACAGGGAACAGTTGAAGGATGAAGCGGGACGGTCGATCAACCGCAGAAAGGCAGATTTACTGGAAAGCATTCGGCTTTATTTTGAAAACAACCAGTTCGATTCTCTTAAAGATGCAGAACGGTTGGCTGGGCCGTACTGGGACGAAAAGCTGAAAGCTGAAACTCAAGTTCTTTTCTCAAGGAAAATGGGGCCGAATGAGGATCTGAAAAACGAACTCGATGCAGGCATCGACGATTACGATCCGACATCTGACCCGGACGGAAAAAAGCGGTACGAAATTGAAAGGAAGGTAAAGGCGTTTGTTCCAGATGGTTTCAAGCAGGGATTCCTTGATCGGATTTCCAGAAAGGCAGGGCCAAGGACACCGTCCAGCCAAGTTGAAAGTGCAGCCCGTGACGTTCTCAAAGCGGCAAAGGAAGCTGGTCAGTTCGGGGTGCTGCACGAGGATTTTTTCAAAGAAAACAAGGCTCCTTCTAATGCCCCGTGGGATTATTGGTTCGAGGATTGGGGTTTGAAAACTGGTTCAGACAAATGGAAGGAAAAGCTTGTTGAGCGCAATGAAACTTTGAAGCGGTACAACCAAGCAAGCGACAGCATCGATCGGTATTTGAGACAACATCCGAACGCTGGAAGGAACGATGCAATTTTAGAGGCCATGCGAATCATTGGCATTTCTGGGTCCGAAACTTTTGGACGAAATACATTCAAGGCTCCGACGAAGCCCCAAAGCGACACCGTGAAGAAAGTGAAAGGCGTCCTTGGGGAGACACCGAACCCGGACGAGGTGTTCTCTCCTTTGCCTGAAAACAAAGGCGCTTCACCTGTTGCACCGGGTTCATTGACCGGCCCCATGGAAAGCCGTAAAAAAGACCGATGATCACCGACCTTGAAGCGGACCGGCTGGCGGACGAGTATCCGAACGCATCGCCCGAGCGGAAACCGCAGATTGAAACGGCGCTTCGGACATGGGTGACAGCGGCAGAAGCGGAAGCCGCTGACCGTGCACGGGATGGGGCCGCCCGGCTCCGGCAGTCTTTCAAGTCGGTGTCTGACTTAGGCGGGCTATGGACTAAGGAACAGGAACTCCGGCTCCCCCCGACCGATAACCCAGACGAGGTGAAAGCCCGTGTGGCAAACACCGCTTTTCTGGCGGAAGCCGGGGGCATGGATTACGACACGGCCGCGAAGACTTACGAGGGGCTCCGGGCTAGGTGGGCGCAGGCCACTCTGGGAAAAAAGGATGCCGGGGATCTGGAAATGTACTCCGAGGTATCTCGGCAGTATCAGGACGGGGAAGACAAGGCGAAGCTGGCTTTCCAGCGTGACGCTGACGCAGCCTCCCGTGGCTTCCAGCGTGCGCTGGAGAATTCCCCACCGGACTGGAGCACACCGGAATCTGAGTGGCGGAAAGGCGCTGAGAAGGCGCCGGGATTTGATGCAAACTGGGGGTTTGGGTTGGAGCAGTCGGTGGCCTATCGGGACGCATTCCAGAGGGCTTTCAAAGTCGCCACCGAAAACCGGCCGCTTGTGCTGGAAACGCTGGACACGCTCAAGCGTGGCACCAAGTGGATCAACCAGGGGGCTGGGCTCAGTGAAGAGGCAGCGGCCCGGCTGATGGAATTGCCGGATGCCGAACGGGCCGACGTGCTCCGTGCGATTGTCGCCGGTGCGGCCTCAATGTCACCCGAGGATCCCGGGGCGGCCGTCAGCAATTTGCAGAAGGTCTTCAAGAACATGGGCATTTCAGCCTCCCGAGGGCTGGACGCATTGCGGCTTTCCAAGGTTTCGCAAGCGTTGTCCGCAGCGGATGCGGCAAGTGCGCTTGAGGCGATCAAGGACGGGAAGCCTGTTTACGATTTGGGCGGAGGAAGGATCGCTACAAGTTTGGCGGCTGTCCAAGGCGCGTTCGGTTTGGAGGTTTCGTTGCAAGCTGCGGATCCGGTCCCGGCATCGGAGATTCCGGCGCTGACAAAAAAGCTGGAAGGCACGCTGAAGTTCTACCAAGTCACCAACCAGCTTGAGCAAGTTTCGAGGCAGTACCTTGACCCGATCCGTCCGGCGTACAAGACAGGCCCGGGCTGGGTGGCTGAGACCATGGCTGTGGGGCTGGCCGGATCCGCGCCGCAAATGGTGGCTGGAGCCATCCCGGGTGTTGGGCTCCCCTGGATGACCGCGAGCTTTGTCGATTCCGCCTATGAGCGAATCGTGGCGGACCAACCTGACATTGACCCAAGGTCAGCCCTTGCGATGGCAACCGTTGCCGGGACTATCGAGGGCGGCATTGAGATGCTTCAAATTCGGAACGCCGTCGGGCTTCTGCCTGCAACGTCGAAGCTGGTTCAGGCAATCCGCACCCCGAACGTCAATTTGTTCAAGGTCCTTGGGATTCAGGTTGGTGCCAACATCGCGGAGCAGAATCTTGAGGAGGCACTTCAGGATCTGGCATTGCCGACGGTCAAAGCCATCGGGGCGGCCCTGAACAAAGACATTGATGGCGTCAACTGGGCAGAGGAATGGCAGGAGTTCGGCGGCACCCGGCTGGAGACTTTCCTTTCCGTGCTCCCGCTTGCCATCCTCGGCGCAGGAGCCGCTGGGATCCGGGAAACCACGGCATTCAGAAATCTACTGGCGAGCGAACAGGCGCTTGTGGAGTACGGGCTGCCCCGGGAGGTTGCCGCCTCCATTGCGTCACAGGAAACACCCGAGGCGCGGCAGGCCGTGTTTTTCGAGGAACAGAGCAAGCGCACCCCGGAAAGCATCAGGGCGGGCATTGCGGAGGCGGAGGCGCGGGTGGCGCGTGAGACCGCGGCGGCGACATCGAACGAGACGCCCACCATGGTTTACGAGGGAGGGAAGTTTCGGATCGTGGAACCGGACGGTAGTTCGTCCATGGCGTTTGACGATCCAGAAACGGCATCCTTGGCGCTGCAAAGCCGTAACGAGTGGGAAGAGTCCGGGGCGGCCGTGGCGGTGCGCGAACTTGCCGACTGGCTTGGAATGCGGGATTCCGACAAGCGCAAATGGGAGGTGGTGCCGAAGATTGTGACACTCGAGGATGACACGCTGGCCACCCCGGAGCAGATCGCGGAACGGATGCAGCTTGCGGGGTTGGAAGGGCTTGCGCCTTCAGAAGCCCAAGTGTTCGGACAGAATGTCACCGAGGTCCGGGACGGAGTGGTGCGTGTGGTCAACTCAGTGTTTATTGATTCCAACCCATTCGACGTCATTGAGGAAGAAGTGCACTTCCGGTTTCGACAGGAAAGGGATGCCGGGATCATCACGCGGGAAGAGGCCGAAGCCGCAGTGCGTTCGTTCCAAGGGGAAAAGGCGCCGCAGACATTTTCCGATCAGGCGTTGGAAGAAGCCGTTGCTGAAATGGGCCGGGCCTACTTTGGAGGAAATTTCCGGTTCATCCAAAACATGCCCCAAAGCGTGCGGTCGTTTTTCTTGAGGATGGCAAAGTTTTTTCGGGAGACATTCCGAAACGCAGCCAAGCTGAAGAAGCTGATTCGCGAAGGCAAGATTGATGCAAACTGGGTGGCGTTCCTGAATAGGTCCGTGGGGCTGACTGAAGTCGTTCAGGAGCAGGAGGCAGCAATGAAAGCCGCGCAGGAGCTGACCGGGCAGCCCGCTGAAATCGTCACGCGCTTCAGCGTCGGCGCACGGCAGGTGTCAGAAACCGACCGGAAGTATCTGGACGCCGTCGACCGTGGAGATATGGAGACGGCTCAGAAGATGGTGGACGAGGCGGCGGAGGCAGCGGGGTTCAAGGTCTTGTATCATGGAACAACAGCAATCAACAAAGCTGCGATTGAGCGTTCCGGAATTTTGCGACCTGATGCAGAACCTGCGGTTTATTTAACCACCGATCCATCTGGGGCTGGATATGGAGATGGATCGGTTATTCGCCTTGCGGTTCCTGAGTCAAAGATAGAGATTGACGACGAATTCCCAGACGGCAGGGAAGACTATCGAGCGGAAGTTGGATACAAAGGAAGTTTGCAAATCAAATCCGCCGACCCTGTAACCCGGGACGAAAAGGGGAATGTCATGCCGCTTTCGCAGCGGTTCAACCCGGATACGCCGGACATTCGTTTCAGCGTCAGGAAGAAAAAGGCACCCAAGGAGGAAGTTGCCATTGATGAAAGGCACCTGAACCTTGCACCGGCTGAGTACATTGGGGGGCGTGGCACCGTTTCCACTAGGGTTCCAACTGCAAAAAAGGCAGTGGAATCACAAGAGGTTCTCCACATCAACCTTGAAGCCGTCAACCAGTCCGAAGAACTAAAGGCAAAGCTTGCCCAGAATCTTCGTGATGGAGTTCAAGAGGGCGGAAGATCGGTAAAGTATTTGACCGACGAGCAGGCCGCTGGAACTGACGATGAAGTCGTCCGGCATTTCATTGATTTGGTGAAAAGCAATTTGCTCTGGTTGTGGGATAAGTTCCCAGAAGAGTACAAGGAGCGGGCAAAGCTTTGGTATGTGGGGGCAAACAAAATTGCAGAAGCATGCGCTGAGTTTTACGGGGTAACCGTTGAGCAAGCGGCCGGTGTGCTTGCGGTTGAAAGCCCTCAAAAAGACTGGTTCCAGAATGTTTCCATGGCGGAACGGATCATGCGGATCTGGAAACGGGCGATGAAGGAAGACTTTGTCTTTACCCAAGAAAGATTTGACTACTGCTACAACAACGATGTCGAAGAGGTCAGAGCTGTTGCAGAGTCTGAGTTCAAGCCCCGCATTTTCAAACCAAAGAAATGGAGTAAGCGTTCTGGAGTTTCAGAGGAGGAATTTAACGTTTCAGAAGAACAGCGCAAAAAGGATCACAGAAAAAAAGAGCGTGAACGAAAGTCCGCTTTTATTGAAAAGCGAGAAGAAGCCAGGGCTGAGTTCATAAAGAAAAACGCAAAATGGGAAGCCATTAGACCTCGCACCGTTGGGAAGCCATGGAGTCAACTTGACTACGACGGAAAAGCCCGTCTTTTCCGTGCCCTTGATGAAATGGAGGGCGACCGATCCTACAGGATTATTTTGCCAGAAGGCGGGCGTGGTGAGATTGCTCTGACGTCAAAGGGTGAGCCGGCCGTGGTTGCATGGAGCAGCTACAACTTCATAGCCAAAGCTTTTTCAATACTTGACGATGGAAGCCTTGAGAACATTTCGAGAAACCTTGGCGAAGAGCACAAGGTCAGGAATTTCTTCAACAACATTTCAGACCCGCACAACGCAAAGGGGTATGTCACAATTGACACCCACGCGATTGCTGCCGCTCTTCTGAATTCGTTGTCTGGAACATCAAAGGAGGTAAAAGACAACTTTGGAGCAGCGGGTGGTGACTCTTTTGTGGGGGTTGGCGGAACCTACGGAATTTACGCGACAGCATACAAAGAGCTTGCAGATGAACTCAGCAGGATCCTTGGAAGGCAGGTGCTTGCCCGTGAAGTTCAAAGCGTGACATGGGAAGCCGTCCGACTACTCTTCACCAAGGAACAGAAGACATCTGGGAAACTCACTCAACAACTTGACGCACTTTGGAATGAACACGCAGAAGGAAAATACGGAATTGATGATGTCCGCAGAAGGATTTGGGATCTCTCAGGCGGAATTCAGCCTCCAAGCTGGGCCAATACTGAATTCGGGTATGATGCCCAACAAAGCGGCGTGGCTGGAAGTGTTCTCGACGGGGGCCCTTTCATTCCCCTTGGACGCCGAGCTGGTGGCGCAGATTCCTCAATGGATCCCCGGGAGGGTTCCCTCCAGCAAGAAGGAGTTGTACGCGGATCTAACTTTCAGAGGTCAGCCCGCTTCAGCGTAGGCCGCCGGGCTGCGCCGTATGCGGAGCAGTTGGCGGCGCAGATGGATGCGCTCAAGACCAAGCCCACCGTCAGGATCCAGATCTATGAACGCGCGAAGAAAAAGTTTCGAGAACTGGTGGAAAGAAACCGTGCTGCCATCGCTGAAGCTCAAGCGGCCGACACGCGGAAGCCTGCGGAGATCATCGAAGAGGCGAAGGCCACGCATGACGCAGAGGTTGCGCGGATCGACGCAGAGCGTGACGCAGCCCTCGCTGCGGCCACCACGGACAAGCAGCGAAACACCGCCCGACTGGTTCACGGAACCAAACTGAGGGCGGCCAACATGGCGCTTTCCAAGGCGCTGGCGGCTGCCACCGGCGAAGGCACGCGGCAGGCCCGGACGGCTCAGGTGGTCGGAGAACTCAATGCCATTCTGTCCGCATTCCCTGCCGAGGTTCGCGGGCGCGTGGGCGGGTTCGTGCAGCTTGCAAGCCTGAAGACCGAAACCGGAAGAGCGAACGAGCTTTCAAGGCGACTTGCCAAAGCGGAAACCGAACTGGAAAAACTACTTCGGAAGGAATACCGGGCGCAGCTTGATCGGGTTCTTGACTCATACCGTCCGCAACGTGAAGCCGGAAAGAAACCCAAAGGAAAGATTGGAGCGCAGGCGCAAGAAATTCTTGATGCGGCAGAGGCTGCAATGATCATGGATGCCACGGAGGTGGCGGCGCTGGTTGCAAAATACGACGCGCTTGCAAATGACCCAGACGCAAGCCCGGAGGATGTCATTAAAAACGGAACCATCCGGGACATCCTACCTCTGCTTGGTGACATAAAAAATGCCGACTCTGCACGGCTTGTCTCAGCGATTGATGCGGTGAAGCTTGTCGGAAGCGAAGGATGGGCACGCTGGAAGTTCCAACAGCTTCAACTCAAGGAGGACCGAGAGATTGCAAGGAAGGGACTTGTTCAAGACACCGGGAAAACAGGGGTCCGCGCTGAGAGGATTGAAGCCGAAAAGAATGCGGTTTCTGTCGCCGGTAAATCTTTGACCGCGCTTCTGAACCTTTCGTCATTCTCTCAGGTTGTGGACTACCTTTTTGGGGCAGAATCAAAGTTCGGCTCTGAATTTAAAAAGCGTGAAGTGGAAGCCTCAAACCAACTTGAAGACAAAATGGATTCGCTGAACACTGCAATCAGCGACCTGTTCACTGAGATGGCCGGTGGGGTTGTTGACGGTGAACGGCTGCACTACAAGCTTTCGCAGCGTTCGATCAAAACCGATCAAGGAGAGTTTTCAGAACTGGAAGCATTGACTGCCGTCTTGATGTGGATGCAGGAGGACGGGAAGCGGCACATGATCGGCAAGCTTGACGGAAATGGGCAGCCCGCTGGCGCTTGGCATTACACCCAAGATTTCGTTGATGCTCTTACCAAGTCTCTTTCACCAGAGGCCGTGAAGGTCATGGATTGGTTGCGAAAGCAATACGATGCAGAGCATGCCGAGTTAAATCCGTTGTATCAAAAGCGCCACGGGGTTTCCCTGCCGAAGCATGAAAACTACTCTCCGATCTCGGCAAACCCGCAACAGACAAAACTCGGCCAGACGGTTGACCCTGTTTCTGGCGCCCCGGTTTCGGGCTCAATCCTCACCCCTGGCTCACTTCGCAGCCGGTCTTTGACTGCCGTGGCTGAACCCAACTTCAGGGACGCCCTGAAGGTATTTCTTGCGCACAAGAGGTCCATGGAACACTGGGCGGCTTATTACGATCTTGCAGTTGATGCACAAGCCATCCTCGCGCATAGGGACGTCACGAACGCAGTTGAGGCAAAGGCAGGGCCGGAAGGGAAGACGGTGCTGACTGGGTGGCTGAACTACTTTGCACAAGGCGGGATCCGTGAAGCCGCGGCCAGCCTTTCGATCAGCAGGCAGTTGAGCAGAATGCTCGGCCGTGCGTCCATGATGGCGCTTTTTGGTCGGGCTTCAACGGTCATGGTTCAATCAACCCAGCTTGCTGCGGCGTCAGTGAAAATGCCGTTGGGCGCATACGTTCTTCGGCTTTCAAAGCTGATGTCAGGTCAACTTGGGTGGGGAGACGCAATTAAGTCCGAGTTCATTCAGCGCAGAATCAAGCAGGCGCCGGCAATCGTTCAGCAGGCGATGCAGGCTCTTGGAGACGCAGGCAAACCCAATTTGATCAAGCATGCCGCTCGACAAGTCGGAAAACTGATCACAGGAGCGGACGCGCTTTTCACGGCTGGAACGTATGCAATCCTTCTGGATTATCACAAAGGCAATGCTGCGGAACTCAATTTGACCGGCCAAGAGGCTGACAGGTTTGCGCATGATCAGGCGGCACAAGACACAGAGGCCGTGGCGCAGCCCACCCGTGCCGCTAACCGTTCGCTTGCTGAATTGACGGCAACGCACCCGATGGCCCGCCTTGGATGGTCATTTGCGAGTGAAGCAAGGCAGAAGATCGCTTTGACTGCATGGGCGGTTCAGGGAGGGAATGCCGCTCAGGTTTCAAAAACCATGGTTCTGACATTCATCGTGGGGGGGCTGTTTACGCAGATCCTGAAAAACCTCTGGAGGGAAATGAAGGGTGACGATGACGAAGAGAAGTGGAGCGCAAAACGGCTGGCCATTGCTTCAGTCACAGGACCGCTGAACGGCATTCCTGGGTTCAACGCTCTCACCGGGGACGGTGGAACCTTGTTTTCAAAACTCAAGCAAACCGGGCGGGCTGTCGAATCCCTGTTGGACGGCGAGCAATCGGCGGCGCAGGTGGTGCAGGGCATGAACACGATGCTTTCTGCCATGGGTCTTTTTTCCGATAACGCAGCGGCCTTGTCTGTGATGGGCAACGTGGCAACAGACGCAGCGAAACTGCTTCAGAATGTGAGCGGAGAAAAAACGTCCTCAAAATAGGGGCTGACTTTCTCACGGAAAAACCGTAAAAACCCCCTAAATGTCCGTCGAAAGCTCAGTCTCCAAAATTGCGTTCATCGGGTCTGACTCCCCTGTGACGTACAACATTCCGTTTCGCGTTGATAACGCAAGCGATTTGGTTGTTGTATCAAAAGAGATTTCGACTGGGTTTGAATCCACCGTAAATCCTGCTCAGTATACTGTTGGAAGCTTGGGTAATCCTGCTGGATGCACGGTTTACTTTGATTTTGGGTGGGGCAGTGATTTCACGCTTACATTCTACCGAGAAGTTCCGGCCACCCAGTTGACGTCCTACGCAAACAACGACTCTTTCCCGGCTATTTCCCATGAGAGGGCGCTGGATAAATTGACGTACTTGGTGCAGCAGACTTTGCGGAAGATTGGGCAGTGCTTCAGGGTCACCGAGGCCAGCACCACGCCCACCGAGAAACCCAGCATTCCGCTTTCGGTTCTCGGGCTCGACGGCTCCGGGCAATTGGTTTTCCGAAGCCAACAAGAAATGGTCAGCTTCCTGAGTCTCACGGCCCCCTTGGTGGATAACCCTGTTGCCACTTGGCAAGACGCTGCGGAGCGGGCGGTGAAGGTGCCAGACTTCCTTGGCCAGCTTGGGCTGGAGCGGTCCACGCTCAAGATTTACCACTCCACCGGTGTGGCTGCTGGCAACTGGGTTGCCTCACAAGCTGACCCATCTGACTCGTCGGTGACTACCGCAAAGATCCTCACGCAGGCAGTCACGAACGGGAAACTGGCGCACATTGCAAGCGGAACCCTGAAGGGTAGGACGTCGGCAGGAACTGGGGACGTCCAGGACATCACCGTTTCCAATGCTTTAGAAACTCTTCCAACACAAGCTGGGGGCCGTATTTTGGTTAGAAACCAGACAAGCGGCGGTTGGGGGGCTTTGGTGGCTCCTGTTTTGACGTCCCCTTTCCGAGCAAGGTATTTAAAGCACACCTGCAACAGCACCAATGAGGTTTATTTCAAGGATGTGTTTGTTCCATTTGGAACTCTTGGAGCATTACTTTCACAAGTAATAAACACGGTTATTCCGTTCGATGACACGCCGCCTTTAATCACTGAGGGTCAGGAGGTTGCAAACTATTCTTCGGCAACAGATTACGGTGCGAATGGAGTTTTGGCTGCGGCTATTTCAGCCAGAAATGAATCTGATCCGTTTGCTGTCGTTTCGTTCAGTGCTCCTGTCGTTGCCTCCGCAGTTTCAACGGTTGTTGTGTCAGTTTTCAGAGTGATTGATGGCGGAGCGGCCACGCTTGTTTACGCGGCACCTTTTTCAGCGACAGTGGCTTCACAGCGGCTGGTTGTGGCATTCAGTTTTTTCGATCAGCTGAACTCAGTTTTAGCAAACGGATCCACGGTTTCCTACTCCGTCCGCATGGGCGTTACCACAGGGACCGCAACCATCGGCGGCGTTGCAGGCGGTCTTCTTGGAAGCCAGCAACGCACACTTTTCAGCGTTCACATTTTCCAGCGTTAACCATTCAACACCATGAGCATCACGGCCGGATCCGCTTACCATTACGTTAACCCGAAGAACGTGACGCCGTTCCGGGAAGCTTTTGAAACATACGCTCCCAACACCGGAGGTTTGTGGAATCAGTCGCTTGGATCCGGCGACCTTGTGCTCGCCGAAGGGAATGCGTTGGGTGCGTCCTACTTGGACATTTCCAAGTCGCCCTTCAACGCTGGCACGGAAACGATTGTGGAAACGGCTGAAAGCTGGCCCATGCCTATCGAACTTTCGTTGGGGATCCACCGTTCTCAGAATGCGCTTGGGCAGGAATTTTCCGTTGAAGTGGTGGATGACGGAACTCCGATTGCAGCGGTCCCGGACATTGCTGTCTCTGTAATCTCTCAGAGCACAACCACGCTCACCGTCACCACGGCCGCGCCGCACGGGTTGAGCATTGGACAGTGCATTGGGATCTATGGGTGTGCCGATTCGCGTTTCAATTACGCTTCTCTGGTGGTCGCCAGCGTCAACCCGACCACCAACACATTCACCTGTACCGCAGGGCCGACCGGCAACATTCCGTCTGTCACCGCAACGCCTTCGGCCGCTGGGGTTTTCGTGTACGTTCGGCGCCGCCTAGGGTTGGCAAATGACGGCACGAGCATGATTTTCGAGAGCGCCACGGCAACCAGTGCTTCGTTCTATTTCCGAAGCAATTCGGGCGACGCTTTCCCTGGCGTCACCGGGGCTGCCCTCACTGGAAACCAT